TAAGTTTTAAAAGAGTTTGTACCTGCGCTTGGCATTTTAAATTCCTTTCATAATTAGTAAATTAACGGCTTCCTCGTCGGTCAATCCGCCTCTCGCACGGGCATTTTTCATAATGGCCTCGTAGCGTTTAGCATTTTCGCCCTTCTTGGTCGCCACCGCTTGCTTTCCAGCATTGTGGTTCGCCTTCAAGACAGGTTCTTTAGTCTTGCCTTTTTCGGGAACCTTGGTTTCAAGGAATTTCTTACCTACACTCGCATAATAAAGCGTGAGCATATCCTCTTTACTACGAATGGATGGAGCTAATTCTCTGGCTTTCTTTTCACCATAAATTGAGATCAAAACAGCGGACATATCCGTTTGAATCGCCTCTCTCTTTTCTGGTGACGCATAACCAGGGATAAGTTCTTTAAGTTCTTCCTGCCCTCTAGCAACAATTTCATCTTCCGCCTTTTTACGTTCGGCCTCCGCTTTGGCTACAAGGTCTCTAAAGGCCTTTTCCTTAGCGGCTTCGTCACGTTCCATACGCTGAGCAGCAATATCAAGTCTTTGATACTCTCTGAGCTGTTCATCGTTAAGGGTATTGACGTCGATTCCATTCAATGTATCGCGCAGTTTCTTACTTTCCTTAAACTCCAACGATGGTAAAACTTTTTCGCGAGCTTCATTCAAAAGAGCTTCCAGGCGCTTGTTAGATTCTTCGAAGCTATGCTGGGCAGCTTCGTATCTGCTACGGCGCTCTGATAAATCTTGCGTCTTTTTTGTGTAGTCCGCTTGTCGCATATAGCCGGATTTCAATTCTTTAAGACTGACCTTCTGAGTCGTGTCGCCTATGGCAACGTCATAAACGTCGTCATCTTGGTCCGCACTATCATCTTCATCGGTATCTTCTTCGTCGCCGTCTTGGTGATCATCGTCACTGTCGGTTTCGTCGTCGTCCTCTGATGACTGAGGTTGCTTATCTAAGTCCTCGCCCTCATCCGTGTCGTTTTCAATTTCTTCCTGCTCACCTTGATCCTTTAAAAGGTCCTCAGCGGCTTGCAACAATTCATCGTTTCCTTGTTCTTCTGACATATTCTATTCTCCTTGGTGCGATTCCTTGCCAGGTTGATCTGCACTGGTTATGAGGCGTGTTAATTCAAAGCAAACGTCATCAACGGCCCTGTACTGCATATACAAAGCCTCACGTTTGCTCACTTCTGAAGGAGCCGTCGCTCCCCACTGCTCCAGCAAGTCGTTCTGCAACGCCTCTTTAGCAATAATAAACGCCTCACTGTTAAGCAATTCCTTAGCCTCGATAGCTACCGAGGTTTTATTCTTGTGCCCCAAAAAGTATTCCTTAAACTTCTGTAAAATCATTTATCGGGTACTCCTGGGAAATAATCTGTTCTCTGGCCAACCTTGCCCTCCTTGGCCTTTAACTGCAGGGCCTCTCTCTTAAGGGCGGTGTCAACACTCAATTTTGTCAATTCAACGTCAGCTTGACGGTCAACCTTGTACTTATCCATCTCGGCTTCAAGCTGTTTAGCCTGGAAGTCCATCTTATTCTTTTGCTCTTGCAGTTCTTCCATAGACGGTTTATGCGGTTGCGGAGGAATGGTCGACGGATCGGTAAAGAACGACGTACCGTCTTTGTATCCCAAAATCTCCATGACCTTCATAGCTGAATTAAAGATATTCTGCGGGCTGGCGACGCCAAGCGGCATAAGTTGCAGTTGCAACGCCATAACTTGCTGCATATCAGCAGCGCGCGTTTTAGCCGTGCCTGTGCCAAGACCAACATTGACCGACAAATTAACCGGATGCTCCCATGTAGTCGGGTCTATGGAGACAAACCCGCCACGGAGACGAATGGTCGTCGGTACATCTTGGTATTTTGTAACGAGGCCCAAAATACCGCGGAATAAACGTTTAATGCCGGTCTCAGCAAAGCACCTCGCGATACAATCGAGTAACTGGCGCCCCGCGCTCATCATCTCAAGGCCACTGGTCGCATTATTCGCTTTCAAAGCGTCTTTATCAAGCCCAGAGTTCAAAGGCGTTACACCGGTTCTCATATCGCGCATAGCGTTCAAACGGTCAAAGAATCCGAAAAATTCCGGTTGCATTGGCGGGTTATTAACAGGAACGACGGACCCAATCTGCCGCGTTCTGATGTATCCGCCTGGAATACGCGTCTGCAAGTCGTCCTTATTGACAACGGCGCGATCAAGCAATTCCCACATAGGTTGCGCTGTCGAATACAAATAATCGAGCATATTACGCCATAGCACCGTGTTCACATTCTGCAGATCTTTAACGTTTTCGACCATACTCATACCGAACATCGAGTACGGCTTAATAAATGGTGTCAAGGACGCCACAGGGATTTCGTCCACAACGTCGTCTTGCAGAATCTCCATGTTAGACTCAATGCCGTTGACAACAATGCGGTGCAATTCATCAATACCGTCGTTGTTTTCGTCGATATAGGCGTAGCACTCCATAATCGGGTAGTAATAATCGTCAGTATCGTCTACAACGTCCGTAATCATATTCACGTCGTCGCGAACATCGGATTCAGAGTTCAAATACCGACCGTCACCCTTAGACAACGTATCAACAACGGCTTCCGGGAAACCCGCTTCAATCAAATCTGATTTTGTTTTTTCATACCGGATACCGACAAACCGAGCGTCCTCAATGCAAGTCGCTTTCTTGTCGATCAAAATATCCTCCGGCGCGATGTTCTCAATCTTGTATTTCTTCTCAACAGACCGCCTGCGAACCTGCACGTTGAAGGTCTTAACAGGCACAGGCGCGTAAGTTCCGTTCGGAAGCTCTTGCACCATAGCATTCGTCACTTCTTCAGACGATACAACCTCTACGTTTTCGTCAGCGATCAGCTTAGCGAAGGCCATATCACTGATGCCGCTGTACATTTCGTCTTTTACGGAGACTTCTTCGTCGTAGTAATACTTTACAAACCCGTTTTTCGTTACCAACGCGTCAAAAAACCAAGTATAGAACACTTTGAACGCGTCGTTTTCCTGGGTTACAAGGTAATTTATCAAATCCGTTTGCTGTTCGGCCTGCTTAATGGCTGCTTCGCAGGAAGGCGTAAATTCTGCGATTTTGTCAGCCGTCAAAAACACGTTTAACAACGACGGCAGAGCCCACATAACGGCGTCACGGCACTCGGAGCTTACAAACTGTGACCGACCTTCCGTTTCGTTGCCCAGGGGCTGCGAATAAAACCGTTTTAGGTTATCTTCGCGGTCATACACGATCTCATCGTCGTCGCGACCAATACTGGAGTCCATATAGCGCTGTAATTCGCGCTTGATATATTCCTCGGATGAATTATCCGGCAGGGATTGTTCCTCAAGTTCTTCTACGTCAAACTCAGTTCCGTCCATTGTAAACCTCAATCGCTGCATTGACCGCCGGCACCATATAAACCAGCAACATTTCCTTCGGCGGCTCTACCCCGTAAAGTTCGCAGACCTGCAAAATAAGGTCCTCACACACTTTGTTCGGTGTACTTTCAAACAACGTGCGCTCTAAAAGCGCCGAAATAGCACCGAGCAATTGCCGATAGGTCGGCTCCGGAGGTAAATTTAAAAGGGGAGCCCTCACAGAGAGGGATACCGGAGCTTCGCTATCGTTTGCGGCTGGTTCCGCAATCTCGTCTGTTACTTCTTCTTGCACGGGGGCGTCATCTTTGACTTCGGCGTCGCTCGGAACGTCCTCCAAAGCTTCAATGGTCTCAGCGACTGTGCTGACCATTACCGGCTTTTCTTCGGCGACGGGTAATTTTTTGTTATTTTTTGTAACAATTTTTGATTTTTTGCCTACTTTTTTAGCACTTTTTTTCATCTTTCCCCCTACAAAATCCAATTTGTTTTAGGTTTAGCCCAACTCCCAGAATGGCTGTTTTCCTCGCACTCTGCGAATCTTAACATCATCATAGCATATCTCGTTGAAGAAATCAAGTCATCTTTTTGTTTTATTATCTTCCCATTCTCTCTGTGGTACAAATTAAACTCGTCGAACCAATCCGTTAAGTGCGCCGCAACCTTGAACGTTCCTTCCTTCATCCGCTTCTCCATCATCATCAACGACGCTTCCACGGACGAGCTACCGTCCTCCATTGTTGCCCGTTCGAACATCATATTCACGCCCTCCATTCTGTACAAGTCGGCAATACTTGTCCCGCTTTGCTTATCGGCTTGCAACGCATCGTGCGGCCACGCCACGGGTATCCACTCCCCGCGTTTTTTGATCCTTGACGCGTGTTCTGCTATGGTCATCTCGGACTCTTTGTAGCAGTCGTACAGGTACACGATGTCGGTGTCTCTGTCCCACGCCAGCCACGACACAGCTGTCGGGTGATCCCACCCAATGTCGATGGCAGCCACTCTAGGCCAATGTCTGGGTATCTCCGGCATGACGGGTATGCTTATGGACTCTTGCGCGACGTGGAACACTCTGCCCGACCCCAGCGACGGAATACCGTTCGCACGGGCTTCTCGTTCGTAGGCCGGGTATGACGCTATGATGGACGCCTTTTCCTCGTCCGTATAGTGCGTAACGTCGTTAATGCCCATCAGCACGAGCGCTCTGTCCGGGTTACGTTTATCTTCCGGCACGGCTTTGCCCTCCGGGTCCGCGGGGTCGTAGGGACCTTGCTCCCAGAACCTCATCGCTATGTTGGACATACCCAACAGAGGTGTAAATGTCGCCAGCATACACCCGTGCTTTGAGAACACGCGAGCCAGGGCCTCGGTGTATATGCCCTCGTCGGGTTCTTCGTCCAGCCAGATAAAGTCTCTGGCCACACCTTGCCATTTTTCCCGCCCTTGTTCGTATGACTTAAACTGCAGCGTTGACACCCCACCGCTGATATGTTTGATTTTTATGGTATCTATCAGTCCTGTCACGCCCTTGGCCATCACCGGCGGCTCTGCCACGTCGTCTGGCATAAGTATGCCGTTGTCTATGACGCCCCAGTAATGCCCGAACAGCAAGTCCTGAATAATATCACGAGTCGAAATACTTGTCACACCGCCTGCCCACGCGTCTACGGGGTGGTCGAATCGTCTGCCTTCCCACCACGCCGGATACCTTCCCGTGAGGTGGAACGCCACCTCATGCGCCGCCGAAAGACTCTTGCCGAGTCTGTTCCCCGCCATAAACGCCCGTTCTCTTTTGACCTTTCCCAAGTCGTGGAACAGCTTTTGCTTGGGGTAAGGTTTATAGTCCAAGAATCGCCGTTTATACTCCTCTTTGGCCTTGTCCAGTATGATCTGCTTTATGTCGGTCTCGTTATTCTCCATCGCTGTCCTCCATCAACTGGTCCATATCCTCCAGCAGCTTGTCTATGTCCTCTGTGTCGTACTCATCCTCTACGGAGCCACCGCTGGCTGTATTCGTGAAAGGAGCCGAAGAAGTTAGGTCTATTTCTTCGTGCGGTGGCCGCGTAGGGGGTAAGTCTTGCATAGGTATCATTTACTCCTCCGCTCATAATAATCCTTTCTTCCGTCCCTAGGAACGTAATCTGTGTCTATAAAATACTCTTTCCAAGCAGGGATTATAGACGCATCATAATAAATATCATCGTAAACTTCCTGCATCATATCTTGGAAGTCCGGAGACTCTGGCCATGCTAGGCGCTTTCGTATAGCTAAGTTAAGCCTAAGTTGTTGCCGAATGTACTGCTTTAATCTTCCAGACACACCACTAAGGTCCTCTTTATCCCACAGCACGCCCATGTATTTTTTGTACTTGGACCTCAAGCGGCGCTGAATATACAGCAATCTTTCTTGAAATGTCGGAAAAAGTCTACTGCCAAGCAAACAATTACACTCTCGACAGCTATAAGTCATGAAGCCAACTTTCTCTTGCTTCCTATTTTCACTGCCGGTATTTCTAAACCAAGAGTATGGTATAGTATGGTCTATGCAGTCCGCTGGGTTCCCGCAATATGTGCACACTCCGTGCCGTCCAAACGTATATCTCATTTACTCATCCTCCTCTAACTGCGGTAGTACGTCATCAAAGTTTGGCTCTGGCAGCACCGGTTTACTAGCATCAGCCCCTACCAGTCGCAGGATGTCATCATCGGACATAGTTTGCAGGATTTGGATTGATCCGACGTTAACTGAGCGGTTATCTGTGAGGTTGGTTGCTTTGGCGCCGTAGGTATCGGGTGACAGTTTGCCGACGAGCCATTTTTCTGTTGCCACGAGCTCGTGGTAGATATCTTTCTCTATCTCTCCATCCAGCAGGGCGTCTCTGAGGTTTGATATGCCGTCGAGTTTGGCCTCAGCTTTGACCTCTTTAGCTTCGATCCACGCCTGTTTGATGTCTGGGTATTTGCGCCTTTGCTCGAAAAATCCTGACAATGACAGTCCGACCAGGCGCAGGGCGTCTTTGAGTGACGACCCGTCGGCATAGAGGGCACAGGCATCTCTGGCTTTGTCTTTAGCTGCTTCGGCGCGTACTTCGCGCTCGGCTTGCAGGACGGGGTTTGTCTCGCGCGGTATGACGTCAATTTCTGACATATCTCTACTCCCATCCATCGAACACCACCCTTGGGCTCTTGGGCTCCATCTTGCCTTTGGCGATCAGGCGCTTTGTTCGCCATCCGCCGAGGTTTTTGGATTTACCCAGCGCCTTGGCTATCTCTTTTTGCTTGGTCATTTTGAGCTCCATTTTAACGCTACTGACAGACGGCACTTTGACCAACCCGCCGATTATGGCAGCGAATCTGTCTATGAGTTCGTCGCGGTGTACTTTTGTAGCGCCGAAGCGTTTTAAAAATTCTTCCAGCAGGGCTTTTGCTATGACGGCACGTTCCTCGCCCGCCGAGGTTACTTTGAACCCCTCCTTCTGCAATTTTACGGCTGCTGCGCGCATTTGTCGCTTCTGGTTCTCCATGGCGCCTGACATAACGGCGCGCCGCAGAGACGAGAATCTGAGCGCTATAGCGTCAAAGTCATCCTCATAGGATGCACGTGTCAGACTCCGCAGGTCTGTATCCGGCAGGGGGTATGAGGCGGGAACGAGGGTGCCCAGGTTAACCAGGGCCTCGATACCGTCGAGCGTAGGCGCCACTTCTTCTAGGCGGTTACGCACCTTTCGTCTGAGTTCTGCTTTGGATCTGGCAAACAGATGGGGTGCATTTATGCAGCACCTGTCGGCAAGTTCTTGTTTTGTTAGGCCTAAACGTTCGCACACTGCGTCGTCTTGACCACTCCTGTAAACTGTTCCTTCAATGTAATAAATCATGAAAATCTCCTTTCACGGCAGGGATTATAGCACGGGCTGTACATCGTGTCAACAACTTTTTGAAAAAATTTTTATTTGGAACACAATGTTCTGGGAAATCGGATAACGGGTCCGGTAATTTTAGGAGGTCAGGGTGCGGGGTGTTCTGGGAAATCACAGGCGGAATTTTTGCGCTTGGGCGCCCAGGGTGCAGAATGTTCTGGGAAATTGAGGAGCCTTCCGGTAAACTCTGGCGCCCAGGGTGCAGAATGTTCTGGGAAATCGAGAGGGCTTGGGCGCGTAGAGGCGGAACCAAACCACCCCA